TATCACTATGCTAAAAATATGTCTGATAGTCCTAGATATAATTTACTAACAGATTATTTTATGAATGAAGAGCTTTTAGAAAGATTATGCGAAGGCACAGTACCTTCTGTAATAAATGAAGAATCGTTAATAGATATAGAAGAACAAAATAATAAAAAATCTGATATAGATTTAAATAAATTAAAAATAAAGGATATTAAAGTATTTTGATATGGGGACGATTTATAATGTTTAAAATTGTTTCGTTTTCTGATGATTTAAATCTAGAGAACTTTTACAAAACTGCTTTAGAAAAAGGTTATAAAAATAATTCAAGTAGATTTTGGTTAAAAGATTGTTTTCGAAATGAAAGAGAAAGTGAAACTTGGATTTTATATTATAATGATGAGCCCGTCGGGTCAGTTTCTGCGCATACGTTTGATAATATAGAAAAAAATTCATATAGAATATGTGCAAGGACTTGTGTATTTACAGATAAAATTCCTACTCCTTCTTTACGCACACGTAATCAAATTATTACACATCAACATGTAACTGCTCAGTTTTTAATACCCACATGTATAGAATGGGCCCCAAGGGATGCTAATTTATATATCACTTCAAATGAATTGGAAACAGGAACACAACGACATGTGCATAATATTTTTGCACCTTTAATGGAAAAACAAGGAATAATGAAACGTGTTAAAGATATAGAATATAGGGGAACAACTCAAACTGTATGGAGTTTTGATTCAAATGAGTTTTACAAACAGTTATATTCTTATCCTAGATGGCAATAATTGATCTCTTTTCGCCTTTTCTTTTGATATCAAGAGTTACACAGTGTATGCCACTTTCCCAAAATAATCCATGACGCAAAGGACACACATGGCAATTAATTTTTTCTTTTTCTAGCATTTTAAATATTTTAGGCTGAGTATTACTGAACACTATGTTATGTGGATCTACAACTAAAACATTGGTGTCAAAACAAATATCTTGAGCATAACCTCTCCATTCGTTAAGCCATTTTTCTAACCATTCTTTTGAATATTTTCCTGCAGTGCAGTTATAATCTTTTGCAAAATTTTTAAAGTCTATTTTTTCAAATAAGCCATCAATTGATAATATTTTTTTATTTTTTAAAAATGACGGAACCATGTTTTCCTGAACAGTAATAATTAAATCATCCGACACACTAAACATTCCTCCATCTATATGACCCCACCCTTTGTTTTTTTCTGCATCAGAATATATAATGTGCTCGGAACCTAAAACATTTTTGATCCATTTTAATCCTGATTGAGTGCCAGGGCCTTGATGATTTGTTAATAATTTATCACCATATTTAAACATTGTAGCAGTATGCCAAAGCAATAGATGGGAGCGTTGAATATAAATTTCTTTCCCTACAGTCCACCAATTATCAGATTCTTTTAAATCGTTTAGCAACGGCGGCGGCATCGAAATCCAATTATAATCTTCATCAAAAAGTTCTTTAAAAATATTATAATAATTATAACTATCTATATATCTCGAAGGCATACTAGTGTAAGTTTGAACTATTGTTTTTCCATAAACTAGATATTGATCTCTAGGAATAACTGGAGCCATTGGATTGACTGTAAAATTAGGAAATATTAATTCATTATTTATTATGTTAACATTGGGTCGATGAACTTTGACATTAAAAACTTTGTTTAAATAATTTGCTAAATTGTCCAAATCTTCCTTTGTTTCGTCAAATATCTTATTAAGAAACGAACGACTATCTTTGGGCAATAAATGATCTATATCATTTGAACTGTAACAATCACCTACGATAACTTCTTGTAATGGGTCCCATTCAGTCCATATTGTCATAACTTAATAATTCCTCTAGATATGTTTTATCCCAATAATCATAATATGATGTTTTTTTTAATTTTTTTCTAGCGTTGCTTAGTTCTTTTTTAGGTTGCATTAATATGCAAGGATATTTATTATTACTTGTTTTGAGTCCTTGTATAAAAATTGATTTATCAGGATGGTCTGGTAAAAATACCAGTTCTGAATAATCATTATTTAATTTTCGTACAACTATTTCTAATTCATCCGGAGTACTAAAATTTTCTGTTTCTAAAAATATCGTTAACTCATTTTTAATTAAAGGTTTGATAAAATCAACTTTTAATTTTTTTAAAATATGTATTGGTGGTAAAAAATTTGCATACGGACAAATACTATTTTCACCGAGATTATGTCTAGGTTTTTTAAGATAATTTAACCAATTTTGAATGTGTAATTCTATTTCTTCGGTCATTACGTACTGCTTATTGCAGATCCTAAACTAATTCTTCTAAAACTAGATCCGTCGTAAACTGCAAGGCAAGGCAGTGACGAATCACCATCCGTAACGAATATAACCATGCCGGTAACTGGGTTTAATATGTTACCGGCAGATGTGACTGTGTAAACAGGTAATATATGATCACCATACACTCTTCCATTTATGGCATCGATTAATTCGGAAGAATCATCTGTAAAAATTGAACCTATAAAGGAACCTGCAGTAACAGAACCTGAGATTTTTGCATTTCCGACAACATCGAGATTTTCAGTCGGTGTTACAGTATTGATGCCCAATCTTCCTTCAGAATCAAAAATCATAACATTGGTATCATTACTCACTGATGTTGTAGCTATTATTAAACCACCCGGAACCGAATCATTTGTAGGTTCTTGGTCTACAACAAAATAAATTTCGGCTGATCTTGAATCGTTGTTATTTTGATTTTTACCAAATGCACTAATAGAAAATAAATAATTTCCTTTTGTATTTGGTTGAGGATTTTGATATGTGTTAGTAAAAGAATTAATTTTTAAAGTAGGACCTTTAAATGGTCCTACTAGATCAATTATATCTCCTGATGATATTCCGTTAATTACAACAGATTCAGAATCATTTAACCCATTGATTTCTATTTTATTTCCATCATTATTAATATTGCCTAAGGTAATAATAGGATCATTGCTATAAATAAAGTTAGAATTAACATTTCCTGTAAATGTGTTATTAGATACATCTACAAGAACAGTACTATCATCTCCAGCAATATTGATTCTATAATTACTACCTTCTACTATGCCGCTGCCATCTTCGGCAATAGGAAGATTAGTAAGACCGCTGCCGTCTCCTACAAATGTACCGTTGAACGTGCCGCTGAATGCACCGCCTGTAAATGTATTACCAGTAAAAGTATCACCTTGAAAATTCTTTGTATCAGTGTTAACTAATACAGTAGAATCATCAGCTACGATATTGACATTGGCTTCTTGATCTAATATGAAATCACCTGGAATAAATTCTTCTCCATTCCATTTCAGTGTCTGACCTACTTCTGGAACAATAGAAGCTATGTCAACATCGTTTAGATCATCGATGCTCTCAGGAAACGCTCCAGTAACTTGCAGCCCGCCCTGTGTAGTACCATCGCCTATGTATAGTATCTTCGTATCGGTTGTATAAATCAATTCACCTTCTAGAGGTGTGACTAATAAACGCTCTGCGTCTGTTCCACGTCTTAAACGTAAGGCCATACTTGTAACTCCTGGAATCTCTTGTTACAAGTATTTATCTTTTTTGGTAGATGAAATCTATTTGCGCTTTTTTATAAAACTCTTCGTGAGTGAAGTGATGTCTTCTTTGACCTTTTGAGTGTCTAGATTAAAATTAATAGTTTCTATTTCTTCGTCATATTCATCAAAGAGAATTTCCAATTCATCTTCTAAATCTTCTATACTTGTTTGATCTAGAGATTGAGTTTTAATATCTATGACCCAAGTAGTACCATCTGAAAACTGGATATTGATAGCTTTTACATACTGTAGCGGTATAGCTTTAATTTCGATATCTTCGAAAACTTCGGGCCAATGTTCCACGATTTCAGGTGGTAACTTGTTACTTTTGGTCACTCTTTTCTGCTTTGCTTTTTTTAGTAGGTGCTAGTTTTTCAGCTTCTTCTCGAAGCTGTTTTGCTTCTTTGAACAACCTATCAGCATCACTGCGATACTTAGCTGCAAGTGCTTCGTCTGTGAGAACTTCATTGTCAGAGACTACAGGTTCGGCAGTTTTATTTTTGTCCGATCTATTTGCAAGATCTTCAACAGTAACACCTGTTTGTTCAGCTATTATCTGGTTTAGTTTATCCAGCATAATTGTGGTGTTTCTATTAGGCACCATTTCTACTTCATTGGTAGGGACTTTGATCATTTTACCTGATTTATGAAAATGAGCAAGCATGTTTCTGCCATCAGGTAACAATGTTCTAGACATCACCTGTGAAAAATCATTTGCTTCTTGACCTGACGTCGATTCGACTGTTTTAATCAGTGTGTCGTGCTCATCTGCTGAAAGGTTCTCAGTTGTTATAACTATGCAATTTTCAGGTTCGCCGGGCACTACCCTAAACGCAACAACTACTCTGCGTTTGGTTTTTGCTATCCGTCCTACGTGTTTTAGATTGGTCATTAGTTCTCCTTTTTATTGTTTTGCTGAGCTGCCACTGCTTCTAAAAAGATCTCTAATTTATTATAAACTTGGCCAACTGCTACCATTTCGTTGGGTTTAAACGCTCCGCGACTGCTGGATACATCGATGATGCTTTTTAAAGCTTGCAGATCTTGCACTGTTAAATCCGGGCCTTGAGCTTGTGCTTGTTGATTTTCTGTTTCCGGCACAGGAGTTTCTGCTGTTGTTTCTTCGCTCATAATATTTAATCTCCTTATACTATTTAATATTATATATGCACATTTTATTTAGTTATACTTTAAATGTGGACAAGCCAACATGAAATAACTCATATCTTTGGTTTCTTCGAAACCTACTGTAATAACCTGTATAATTTTGTTTTTCTCATCCAATGCTACGTTTCTACCTACGTAGTATCTGTTCCTGAGGTTTCGTTCAATCCAATTATTTAAACTTTGCTCGAGGTTATATTTTATGGGTATGTTAACATATTCAAAGTGAGGCGGAGCCACGTTAGCTCGCCTCACTTCAAACACATTAAGAGGATTAGGTTCTCCGTTCTTGATCATGCACTTTCATCATAATGGGCAGTAACGCCGAACGGAGCCTCAAGATTTTTGTCGTGATGACTGTGAATGATGAACACAGTGTCGCACCAATCTTCGTCACCCCAACTTTGCCACGGATAACCATCCGTGAACATAATGAACTTCTTAGGAACAATATCATGTTCTTTCATATAGTTCCAGTTTGCATCAAAGTCAGTGCCACCACCTCCGATGATTTCATAGTCCATTAAATCTTCACCGCTGTCGGCGCTAAAGTCTTGTTCGTTGTATACTTTAGTATCAAAACACCACAGTTTGATCTGATAATCCTGGTATTCATCCATAATGCCTTTGATTTCACTAAGGAAATCGCGTGCCTGATCATTACCAATACTACCACTCATGTCCAGTGATACTGCAATATCGATAGTGTCCTGGAAGTCTTGACCTGGAAGAATAGCACCACTATGCCACGCTTTGCGATTAGGACGAGCAAACGTAAAGTCGCTTCTGATAGTGCTTTGGATTTGCTGACGCAGCAAGTCACGCCAGTTAATCTTAGGCTCTGTCAGTTCTTTGATCATACGCTGAATACCTGCAGGAACATTACCTGCTCCGGCAGTCTGTGCAGCATTGATCATAGCTTCTTTGATTTCGTCTTTGATCTGATCCAGCTCTGCTTTGGTGTAGCGAGGCCGGCCAGTACCGTCTTTGCTGTCTTTATCTTCGTCGCCATCAGCCTCCCAGTCAAAATGCTCATCAAGCATTTCACCAAGAGATTCAATTGCTTCTTGGCCCTTCTTTTTAGCTTCCTTGAACAGTTCGTCGTATACTTCTTCTGAAGTCCAGCCTTCGTATTTGAAGTCTTGGTAGCAGTCGACCACCTTAGGCTTTGCACCGATGCGATCTCGAACCAACAGATTATTTACGATGTAATCTGCTGAGATATTATACAATAACGGATCTCGATGATCACGACGATTAAGATGATCATACACACAATGTAGAATTTCATGTGCAATAACAAACTCGATTTCTTTGTTGGTCATTGCATTGAAGAACTGAGTATTGTAATACAAATTACGACCGTCTGTAGCAGCAGTCATAAGCCAATCATCAGCACGATAGATCTTCATGCGAGTAGCAAGGTTACCAAAGAATGGATGTCTTAGCAACAGACCAACACGAGCAGTAATGATCCGATCAAGAACAACTTCGTTCATACGATCTAGATCTTCTTTGGTCAGAGAATCATCAGGTTGCCAGTTCTTTAGTTTGCTTTGAGTCTTTTTAGAAGACATAGTGTATACCTCTCGGATTGTGTTCATACTGTATACTAGCATATTTACAGTAGATGTCAAGCTCTCATAAGAAAAGTGGGCGAAGTTGAACTCCGCCCACTTCTGTTTTATCTATCAAGCGCCTTGTGCGGCCTTGATATACTTGCCGTAGCGAGTATGGAACTCGTCGAAGCATTCAACAGCGTCCGGATCAACCGGAAGCTCGTATTGGCTAAGTGCAAGTTTGATGCCCATCACCACCATTTCAGTGTCGAAGTTATCCATGCTAAACCGCAAGAAGTTATTGACCTTTTCGTCAAACTTCTTGTCGTTGCTATCGCTGGCTTCCTTCAACTCGTAACAGAGCGAAACGGTCAAGGAATACATGGCACTGACTTCTTTGGTTTTCAGCTCTGTTACCTTGCCTTCCAGAATATCTGTCGGGTTTGGCATGTTAGCAGCAACTTTGCGGTGAGCCATAAACTTCACAGCAAGACCTTCGCCAATCGCACCTGCAACAAGGTCAGTAGTAGTACCTTCGTCGAGGCCGTCCTCCAACAGTTCACTTACAAACGACCAAGAACGCGGAGTAGCAAACGAGCGGCTACCTGCTTTTGGGTCGAATGTGTAAATGTCCTGCTTGGCAAACTGGAGATAACCAACAACATCAGAGTGAATGTTGTTATCCACTGCCCACTTGAACCAGTCATCAAAGCTCACAGCCATTTCCAAGTGAACAAAGCGGTTTGCAAGCGGGCTAGGCATACGATAAGTAACACCTTTGTCAGCTTCACGGTTACCTGCTGCAATGATCATAACATTGTCGGGAAGATGATATTCACCAACTCGACGGTTAAGAATCAGCTGATACGCCGCTGCCTGCACTGCGGGCGCCGCACTGTTCATCTCGTCAAGGAAAAGAACAATGTGATCATGCTTAGATGCAAGCTCTTCGTCCGGAAGTTCGCTAGGTTGACCCCAAACCATTTTGTTTTGTGTAGAGTCAAAGTAGGGAATACCTTTGATGTCGGTAGGTTCCCAAAGCGAAAGACGAACGTCGATCATTTTAGCAGAGAGGCTATCGGCAATCTGCGAAACAACATCAGATTTACCAATACCCGGTGGTCCCCACAAAAACACAGGACGCTTGCGCAGCATAGCATGACGCAGTGCGGCCTTTGCCTTGTTCGGAGTAACAGTTCGAGTAATTTCAGTCATGTAGCATTCCTTTCTGTATCAGTGCCTACAAAACAGTTATAGTGTCACGACATGATTGTGTCAAGAACTTTTGTTGATTCACAGTCATAGATGAACAATGCTATATCAAAGACTTACTGAAAATCTATAGTTATGTGTCTGGATTTTCTTTTCTTGATTTTGACATGGCCTTTGCAAAACCATATTTTCGAAGATCACCACTGAACATTGTAAGCTCAACTGCTTTGCGTTCGTTTGTTACAGTGATGCTTTCTTTGCTGAGATAATAAGGACAGTCGATAAATTGATCTAAAAATATAATTACCTGTGCAGTAAGTGGCATTTCTTTAGGGAAAGGTATTTCATATACTGCTAAACCTATGCTAGTCAGTGCTTCTAGACCATCATCGGTGAGCCTAAGGCCACCATTGTTTTTGTTTCGAGTATTCTGCCACCACAATGGCATGTATTGTTTGAGACTAATTTCACTAACAGGATGACCCAGTTCTTTAAGAAATAATTTGGTGTATATTTCTTTCCAGTTCATTCTTTTACTTCTTCCCCGTCTGTAAGTTTATACACAGCAAAATCATTGCATTTAAACATACTGTTTAATTTTTTAGCTAAATTGTGAGCATGACCGGGATTCGAAAAACTGACTTTTTTATATTTTGGTCCTGGATAATTTGTCAATGCATTTATGCTTTTTAGATTAAAGGGCTTGCCTTTGTAAAATACAGCCCAAATAGCTTCAGCATACAGTATTTGTTCACTTTTATAAGTTTTATTATTGGTGTGTTCTAAAATAACAGAAGGTTTGGGCCGACTCATATACATAATCCTTATTAACTACGTATATTTATTCTTTTGAACTAAATTATTTCCAATCGTTCCCACCGTCAAGTTTTACTTCTATATTTTCGTTGGTTTCAGATTGTTTATTTTCTACAACCAAGCGTTCTAGATCACCGTGCAATCTGCTCATCACTATGCCTAATGTAAACGCAAGATTTTTAGCCTGTGAGATATCTAATCGTACTTCTTTGGCCCGACTGTTCTCTGCACTTTTAACTTGTTGTAAAAATTGTTGCAGCGGTGCAGTATTTAAAGGATCATTTTGCATTTGCTTTGCTCAATGCTTGACGCCTTTCTAAATCTGTTTTAAAGGGACCTTGCGATTCATAACGTTCTACTGTAATTAATTTAGGACAAAAACTTTTAACCCAACCGTTCTCGAAACGAATAATATAATAACCTGCACAATAAAGACTTTTTGATTTTTCTCCTTTTGTAAACAATGGGAGTTTTCTTTTGACGTCGTACATTGCATTATATGGTATAACACTGGTAGGATATCCGTGAACAGACATGTCCGATGAAGATGTTGTTTTGTTTGAATCGTCTACAATATTCCATTCGATGTTGGTACCGAATTTTTTATTCATTTGTCGTTTGTTGTCAAAAAAACAGGTTTCTGAATTGCTGCTGAACATATAACGATCATCGTCCCAGCTTAAGGTTCCGATTTTTTGTCCATTGTCTTCAACTATCCAAAAACGATTTTCTAGAATAGGTTTAGCTTTTATTGTCATTTTATATACCTCGCTTGAAGTGGCTCAGCAAAACTTTGAGCTTGATCTGCAATACGTTGTAAATCCCATTTGGCACAGAACTTCATTAGACGCATTCCGACTTGGTTTACATCTTTAGGTTCTACATTAGAGATAGTAGTATCAATAATCTCTTTAACCCAATCGGGTTGCGCAGTAAGATCGCAAAGAGTTACATTGCGATTGTAGTCATCAAGTACACGATGCTCGATGCCTTTGTGATCAACCCACCGTTGCAGCATTAAATTATTCCAATTGAAGCCTTTGTTTTTCTTATCTTCAAATGCTTCAATCAATCCAACTTTGTTCTTTGTGCCTTTCTTTCGCACCCCCGGGTAGGCGCTAAACACATTGTCACTAGTGTCGCCGCGCATACATTTTTCAAAAAGAAGCCATTGAGGGTCAGGAGCAGGCTTTGGTTCTTTTGTTTTCTTGTCCACCACGGGCTTACCTTTATCATCAAAATATCCTTCATGTGTAATAGTAGTGTTGCTTACTCCGTTATATTGCTTTACGTTGGGTGCAATCAACTGAGCAAAGTCACCGTCGGTTGAAATAATAACATGATTAGCGCCCGGATGCTGTTGAATCCAACCTGCAATTAGATCATCGGCTTCGAGTTGCGGATGTTGTAAAACAGTGCAGTTAGTTTTGTTTGTAACAAAATCTTTAAACTCGTCGAAAATTTCCCAAAAAACTCGATCTTCTTCCTGCTCTTTTGCAGTCATTGCATCTCGTGTTTCTTTTCGATTGCGCTTGTAGGGTTCGTAAAAGTCCTTACGCCAGCTGCGACCTTCTAGTGCAATAACGATGTGAGTTCCGTTGAAATCTTGCCATGCTTTTTTGATACTGCTGAGGGTAATATGCATGGCCATACCTACCTTGGTATCTATGTCTCCCCTTACGACATGTCGGCTGCGAAAAAAAGTATTCGCCATGTCTAGGATAATATAATTGTTCATGATACTTCCGAACGTCCTTTGTTAATTGGGGTTACATTAATATAGCCTGCTCCTCGGGTAGTGTCAAGACCTTCCTCGCTGAGCATGTTATAAACAATATCACGGAACCACCGATCTACAATTTCTTCTTCAGGATCTGCTTCTAAGCCGTATCCAGATCGTATTAGATCTTCTATGAAATATCTGTTCCAATCAAGTTCAAAAAAACCATTGCGAACATTTTCTTTATTAACTTTGACATCTAAGACATTTACCCAAGGTTCTTGGCGAAGTGTGGCATATTCTTTAGGATCCTTCTTTTTAAGAAGTTCCATTTCTTCTTCTGCAATGCGAGCTCGTTCTTCTGCAAGCGCCTGTTCTTTTGCTTCGATTCCTGAAATACGTTTGATCCACTGTTTCATTATTGTTTCCTTAGTCTAACGGTATAAATTTCTTTTCAACTCTAAAACCAGCCATTCGTTGTAATGATTCAATGTCGTCCATATTTTTGTCAAGATTGGCAAGTCTCTTGTTGACGCCTGTGGGATCCAACATAAACTCAATTTCTTCTTCTGTGAGCAGATCTAACCCTTTATTTTCTAATATACGATTGCATTGATCAATTTTAGCTTGTTGTTCTTTTGTGTACTTTGACTTGAGAACTGATGCTATTTCTTCTTCATGAATAGTAACAATTTCATCATTGTCGGTTTTTTCAACAAGCTTTACTATTTGATTGAAGTTTTCTGGATTTAGAGCATTGTGTAAAATAAATTTTCTCATAATTGTTTCCTTAATTTTTCGAATTGTTCTTCACTGTGAATTCCTCGAGGAACAGTTTTCAAGTTCTTTTCAAGTTCCCCAGGCATTTCCGAATAGGCTAATGTGGAGTCTGGGCGAGAATCTGTATCCTTGCTCCATAGCCAATCGCGCAACTTCCTGTACTGTGAGCGCATAGCCTTCACTGCGCCCGCCCATGGGCATGAGATATACCGGAACATTGATGCCCATGTTCCTATACAGTGCAACAGCACGCTCAACTTCAGCCACATCGTCCTCAGTAGCAACCACAAACTTAAAATACATGTCACTGCCAAGCACACTGTAGTAATTAGCAGCAACCGCAGGCTGGATAGCATCCTCCCAAGATTCTCCGCTAACGGTGAGTTTAGGACTGCAACTGAATGTTGTCTTAAACCTTGCTTGCTCTCGCAAATAGTTTCTAAAATCCTCATGTAGAAACTGTGTAGTGTTTGTTTCAAATGTGACATTTTTTAGATCCTCCATGCCGGGGTGTTCAAATAGTTCAATGTAAAGACGCTGCCATGCCAGCAGTGGCTCTCCGCCTGTGAGAATAAAATGCACATCCTGTCCATTTGGCTGAGTCCAAGTGCCGTTGGGCAGTAGACTCAACAAGTGCTCTACCACCTCGTCTACAGTCTTGAGCATGTTGAAGTTCTTGAACTCAGGGTAGATGCTGGCATATGTGTCGCAGCCAGTGTGCACCAGTGGCAGGTCTTCGAATCGTTCTGTGGTTTCGTGAACACCATCCTCAATCAGTTTAGCCACTTCTGGATTGTAACGTTCTTTGGGCCGATTCCTATCCAGTCCAAAATTTTGACAACGAAAATTGCAACCGAAGGTGCGTAGGAACACACTGGGTACTCCTACGTATTGCCCTTCACCTTGTACTGAATAGAAAGCTTCTGAATATCTCAGTTTCATTGCGTTATGGTTCATCTTGGAGCAAACTCCTGTTGTAATTTAATATTGTCCATAAATTCTTTCTTAGTGCTAGGATCACTGCTGAATGCGCCTTTTAGAACTGTAGTTTGTGTAAGACTACTATGTGCCATGATGCCTCGATTTTCGCAACACCCGTGTTGAGCCTGTATATAAACACCTACGTCATTGCTTCCAGTTGCTTTCATTATCTCTTTGGTAATGTCATTTGCAAGTTCTTCTTGTAGTGTACCGCGTCGAGCGCACCACTGTGCGATACGTGTATATTTACTCAGTCCAATTAGCTTCTCTGCAGCAATAATACCTATATATGCTACTCCTGTAACTGGTTGGTGGTGATGGCTACACATGCTCTTCAATTCACTGCGTACCACCAACATACCGTCATATCCATCCTTGGGATCATTGGGAAATGCTGTTGCATTTGGCGTAGGATCATATCGTCCTGCCATCAATTCATTAAAATACATCTTTGCTAGACGGCGCGCTGTGCCCTTGCTGTTAGGATCTGTTTCTCTGTCAATCAGCAGTGTATCAAGCACAGTTTCAAAAGCTTCTGTAGCTTCATTGATTAGTTCGTCTTTTACAGTGTCTGTGATGTATTCTGAGATATTATCTCCTGCCCAAAAACGTTTGTCGTCGTTGCGCATCTTATTGATAATTGCTTCATGTAATGTTTTCATTTATTTCTCCGAGTTAGTGACGTGGATGTCATAAAAAATGGTATAACACAATAGTATTATACCATTTATTTAGATTATTGTCAATCAATCTTTGAAATATTTGTCAAGAATTTCCAAATGATCATTATATTTTGCCATTTCTTCTAATTCTTTTTCAATAGCATCCATGACATCAGAATGCTCACCGACGCCTACTGGATTTGTTAGTAAAACTTCAACATTCATTTTATGTTTTTGTACATGAGCCTTTGCATGTTGACGTGTAGCTTCTATCATTTCTTTACGCATATTTTCTCCTTTGTTCATATGGGTATACAAGCCAGATCGGATCCTCGTCTTTGTTTACTTCGTGCCAGCTATATGACACTTGGCCAAACTCGCTGGCTAGATTTTCTGTCATAACAGCAAATCTTACATTTTTACCCCATACTGTCTTCCATGCATCACGTTCTTTCGGAAAGCAGCTTGATTGCCAGTCTTTTACCAACCATTCAAATGTAGCACCTGTGTCGTTGATATCGTCAACAATTAAAATTTTTTTCCTCTGAGTAGGATCCCAGCGATTTTTATAAACCTCTTGATTCTCTACAAATCCAAACGCATCGTCTGACATCCAACAGTTTGATTCGCACGATTCGTCGGGTTCTGAATCACGTAGTTTAATTTTAAGTGCTTCCATTCGCACGCCCAACCGGTGACTGATAACAGTAGCAAGAGGTAATCCACCACGGGTAATGCCTACGACATAATCAGGACACCATTCATCTTTACACATTTGAGAGATAATGCTGTCTGCAGCATGTTCGACATCTTGCCATGTATAATGATGTGTTTTCATTTCATAGTCTCCAATGTTACGCATTTAGCTACTTTTTCAGCGATGTCCTCGTCTTTGCCAATGATATAGATACTGGTCTTACCCTGATCTCTAAATTTATCATATCTATTAAATTCTAAAACTTGACCATTTTCTGCGCTGTATATTCGAAAATTTAATATAGGATCGGTATCCGGTCGATCAACTTCTTTAGAACTTCTAATACCGATAGATGTTTCGTATGGTTCATCACGGTCTTCGCGGACCCATTTAATGATTTTCTTTTTCAGCCACTTCATTTTGTACTATTCTCCTAATTATATCGTAATTTTCTTTGGCTTTTTTTAGTGCAGGGTATTTTTCTGCTAGTTCGTCTAATTTATCTTCTTCCAGCATTTTTTGTTGTGCCCATTTTACAACTTCTGCTGTATGATGTCCTAATTCCAACTCAACTTTACATCCCGGCAGAGGTAACCAATCTCCTACGTGTGCATCGTAATACTCTAATCCTCCGTTGCAAGTTCTCAAAACTCCATCCATTGGTCTTGTATTGTCAGGACTATAATATGGAGTATAATCATTGTTGATTACAAGAATACTTTGATCAAAGCAGGTTATATTTTCTACAACTTTATTCATCATTGTTGCTTTTATCTGCTTTTTGTTTAGGACGTCGCTGTCCCCATTGATTGTTACTGATACCAAGTTCGTGAGAATAAGCACTGTCTTTGCCTTTGGTAACGGTTCCTCCGTTGTTCAAATATTCATCAACTAGTTTTTGGTCTGCGTCGGAGAGTTTGTTGGGTACTGGGTTCATTGACATTACTTGCTATCCTTGATCGTTTCAAATGTTTTGTATTTTTCGAGAGCGGCTTCGTACTCGTCTTTGAGTTCTTTTAGTCTAGGATACTTTGCTTCCATATCTAGATCTCTTTTTAATAATAACAGAGCATCACGCATTTCGTCAAGTTCTTTTAATATATCTCGACCGTAAACCGTAAATGCAGTATCTGTGCTAGCACCGATGTCGATGTTGTTGGTCATTGTATAAGGGTACTTTTCTAAAAAATCAATAGCGGCAATATTGTTTTTGATAGAATGGTTTTGAGAAATGTCATCAGCTTCTTTCATTTTTATTTTTCCAATCTTTTTCTACTATATGATATACAGTTTTAAATTTTTCATAGGCTTTTTCTAGCGCAGGAAATTCTTTGCACATACTCTCTAGATCCTCAAGTTCGGGCATATAATCTACAAACGCCGTTCCTGTTCTACCTTCTACAAGCTCCCATCTTGAGTCGTGAGTATATACCCAGAAGCCGCCTCTGTCTTTGTCTAAAAATAAGCTTCCTTCTTCTGGCGGCACCGGAAAACTCGGACTTGAATATATTAATTTATGTTTGCTCATTTGTTATTGCGTTATACATTTCAGTACCACTGAAAAATTCTCTATTGAGTTTAGTGCGTTGTTTTTCTAAACTCACGAGATAATCTTCATAGTTTTCCATATAATCTCTAATCTTAGAAATAATCTCTCCGCGATGAGTTCTATAGCGCACTTCTGAGGTCCATTTACTGGGATATTTAAATTCAGGCAACGCCATTTCTGAATAACTTAGCCTGTCAGGAACCATTGGTATTGCATCTACTAAGACGCCTTCATACCAACTTATTCCTAATGTTTCTTGAAGATTGGCAGAGAATACCATCTTGGCTTCCCCTAATAGATTATGATATTCATTTTTTGTAAGTTTTTGATCTTGACATACAACAAACTCATATTCGGGCAGTTGTTCTGCTAGATCGCGGAAAATATCAACTTGTTTCTCTGGAGCAATACGATGAGGAAACAGTATAAGATTACGTTTCTCCATGCCCCTGTATGGTATGAGAGTATCCTTTAAATACTCCATAGGCCAGCCTACACGTTTGATTGTACTGTTGGCATCATAAGGAGTACCAGTCCATTCTTCTTCATTCCAGTCAAGGACACCTCTAGCAAATAGGTCTACGTGGAAGTCTGTGGCATAAAAGTTGTCGTCATAGCAGCTGAACATTGAGTGTTCGGCACTGCGTACCCAAGGTACATCGCCGATCAGTCTACCTAGGAAATCATGGGGATCATAACTTCCTGCATGCCAAAGACCGCCAATACGTATATCAACACCTAACAATTCTGACATATATTTCAACTGTATGACAGTTGGATTCCAAGCATCAGTGTATAAGAAATAATCACCGTCCTTGATTTCTCCACGACAGAATTTTTCTCCTATAATTTCTAATTGCTTGCTTTTATAAACATTGGTCCCACCGAAATTGAGAAAAGCCCCAGGCGTTGTTGCCTGAGGCGTCTCTCCACCACTGATGACTTCTACAGGTTTATTTGTAGAAAGACGTAGTTGACGCGGAAGGTGTTCTTTCCACTCGCAGGTATATCTTGATTGAACACTTTCTAAGTCAACTATGTATATTGTCATCCATGTCTCCGGTTATTGGCATTGCGGGCTTTTGCACGAAGCCAGCCTTGATACTTTTCATAAGCGCGCCAGTTGGCGTCTTTTTTGTTATACAAGGCCTTTTCGTCGAAAACCTTGCCTTCAAAACGACACCAATCTCGATAAGCATCGAGATCATCGAAGATTTTGTTTACAGTGGGGTTAGTGATCGTCATTAACTATCTTCCTTGGCTGTTGTTGTGTATACACATAGTATACCATCATTTCCTAGTGTGTCAAGCATTGTATTCGATAACACCGTCTGATTCTCCATCTTCAGATACTGTTATTTCATAATAGCGGTTATCGCCATAATTAGGAATCAAATGATTTTCTAAAATATCTTTAGCGATCATTTCGCATGATTTATGATTCTGATTTTGTTCTTTCAAGTAATCATTTAGAGCCCATTTTACTAGGAAAAATTCTAATTCTCTGTCCAAATGATTAACAGAAATTTTCACTTCAATTTTAAAAATATGTCTATGTTCATTTTCGAGAAATTTTATGCGTGAATCAATTTCACTGGCATTAGGGTAAAAATGATATCCTTCAAAATCTGTTCTAACTTTTATATAAGTTTTTGTTTTATCTGTCACAGTGTACATCCTTTTTATATACTGATGATAATTTTCTTGTTTGTTAATTCTATTATTATTCAATAATTTTGTCAAGTTCATATTTCGACCATTCAGTAAATTTAGATCTGTTCATCAAATCATGAAGACTGTGACACCAAACGCCGGGGTTAGTCGCCTTGAAATCTATATCATCAATTTTAACCATGGTGTTATAATTCCAAAGTTTAGTATAAGGCAGCGGAACACGTATTTGTGGAATAAAGTTATTGTACGCACAAAGGCCACCGTCATGAAATTCACGACAGGCGTCTAGTGGAATATCAAGTGTACATAGAATGCCTTTAAGTAAAAAATGTTGTATCATATTATCCCACAAATCCCAGTCGTCGTTTTTTACAGGATCATAACTGTGATTTGCACCAAAGAAAATATGTTTTATACTACCTAATCGATCTTCAATGTCTTTGATATTTTGCAGGCCTGTTACAAACAATGTTTCCATACCGTATGCAGGAGTTTTTTCTACTTCCACTCCTATAAAAAATACAGCATTATCTGTTTCGCCTGTGATGTAATCTCTTTTCATATTCGATTTCCAAATTCATCTTTCTAGCTGCTCATTTTCTAAATCGTCTAACTTGTGTTCCTCTTTTTCAGTGAAACAACCGTCTTCATGCTTGTTTTCTAATGCCGGTTCTTCTACATTAAACAGTGCATTAAATTGTGAACTGGCATTTACAGTCTTTTTACCAACTGCGCCGCGTGTGCCCGGAATAGACATCCATAATTTGCTATATCGATCAATTATAGCAAGGGCATCTTCTCGATTGTTCTTTGCAAAGATTTCGTTGATAACATCTCTAACTAAAATTCTATCAAAACGTTCTTGTACAAGCATACGAGGAATAACGCCTGCATCGTATTGTCTATTTGCTTCTTGCACAGCGTTAACGTGACTCCAAACATTGTGACCCATCTGAATAGCATAACTGAATGAGTCCCAGCTAGTTTTGCCTTCTTTACCGATCTTATTTAGATCTCCGGGAGCATATGTACAAACGTCTGATACTTTAAGTTCTGCTGTAATTGGCGAATCTTCAAAGTTTTTAAATATCTCATCTGATATTACAGCGTCTCTAAATATTCTGTTGTCTGTAGCATATTTTTTATCATCAACGCTCGGCACCATTCGATATGTCCATTTCGACCGATCCGCTGTTTCATTTTGTATGTAAATCTGTCCGTTTGCGGTGGCAAGGAAAGGACTAGCACAGTCAAAGGTAATAGTAAAATTTTCATTATAGTTCTTTCTCACGGCTCGTTGTATATCTGTAAGCAAACATGCCCATTCTAATTTACTTGTACCTAGGAAGTGCATTACATCATGAATGCCTTTTTCTAACAATCCATCAAAGTGTAGAGTAACAATGCGTTTGAGAACTAGATGTACATCACACATGTTCTGTCCACCCATGGCCCAGCCATTAAAATGATTATCTGGATATTTACTGGGATCGCAAAAGTCTTTCATTTGCTCGTACCAATCATCTGCCTCAGCATGATTTTCACCTTGCAAAACGTTTAAAAATTTGCAATTACCATTTCGATGTTTCATCCAATATTCGTTATTATACTTAGAAGCATTGACGGCATCTTGATATGTGCTAATACCAGTCTTTTCACGTCCTGCCGGTGAACGACACACCCAAGCAGGAATATCTAGAATCATACCGTAATCCATGTAGGCATCCATCCAACGAAGCACAGCATCGCGTTTTTGTTGTGCTGCATCTAATCTTGCTTGGTACTGTTTAGCATGATCTACTTTTGTAAATTTAGGATTACCTTTTTTGTCTAATTTAGGATTTCCATCTTTGTCTAATTGAGGAACAAGTTCGATGCCTTTTGAAACTGCTTCCGACATGCGGGCAGCAACTTCAGGGCCATTAGGATCACGCCATTCACCTTCCCACACACCTTTACCAATTTGGAAACCACCCGAGTCTCCCAATACCCAACTGTAGTCTCGGTCTCTGTTGCGAATCATATCTTCTTTTGGCACATTTTTTGTAGTGTCTAAGTCAGCATGACCTGCCGAGTAAAGCGTCCAGCGATAACGAAATTGTCCCTGTTGAGGATTTAGATAATTAAGACTTTCTATTCCATGACGAAAATTTGATGGTATTCGATTTTTATCTACATATTCTTCATACCGCTGCTTCCCTACATAAGTGGCATAAAAACCTGACAGAGCCGGAAGAAAAACGGCGTACTGAATATCTCCGTTATCGTCTAGTTGTGATTTAGTCAAATCTTCATTGATCATTAAAAGTGACATCTTTCAACAGTTGTTTAATAAACGCAGAGTCCGTAGTAGAAGTACTGGTAGAAGTACCAGTATAAACACTGTTATTTGGGTCATATATCCAAGTGGGCTGATTGTAACGATAATCTTTGTAATAATCTTTTGTGCTAGTAACAGTTCGATTATGTTGAAGTTCTCGTATCATATTTTCTAAAACTTCAACTTTTTTAATCAGAGTTTCTAAAGGACCTGCAATCTGTTCATCACCATCCTCTGCGTGAACAACAGCGGCAATCATCATAAAATTACGCAGAGCCTTTTTAACACTGGGGTTGTTTGACGCAAGTGCTGCGTCAAACATTTTTACAAATTCTTCTAAATCAAATTCTTTCATTTAAATTCCTTACTTAACTTGGGCAACTAATAGATAATCATATTTAGTTAGACCGCTATCGACACTAATTTGCATAACACCATCCTGACCAGAAATGCTCATAGTAATGTCTCCACCCAAACCTAAAAGTTTTTGTACCTGGTCCACAGGCCAACAACGATCCTGTGCTAGTTTGCCATTGACATTTGCTTCGAACACAAATTCACCTGCGTGTGCGCCGAGGTCGCCAAAACTGAATATCAAGTCAGTTGCACCGCCTGTGTCTTTTGTACTTACACTAAAATTAGACTCTTCAGTATGAGCAGCACTCATTAGTCTCATACGTTGAATAGAAGCAATGCTTGGTTGAAATACTACGTCCCAATTAGCACCGGCAAATTTAAGAATTTTTATTTTTTCCTCAACAACTGTTTTACTCATAAAACGATAATCATTTTGAAAATCGCCTGCCTCATTTTCAAAATGAATATGTGTTGGCACTACTTCACCGTTGCGTTCACCCTGCACAACTTCGATTTTTGTATTATCTTTGTATTCTGGGTTTTTTAAATGTAAATTTAGCTTTTCGAGATTTGTCATACCAAATACTCCGCTAAACTCCGGTACAATATTATGTGTTTTTGCATACATGATAACTGAGTTATCATCTGCATTTGAATTAATATATGTGTCCTCGTCGGATGTTATTTTTATGGTCTCTAAAAAACCAAGTGCATGTGTATGTGCAACAATGTCCTGTAAAATATCTCTCATTTTATTTCTCCGCTATTATTCCTAATTATAGTAGTTAAATTGATAAAAGTCAAGTAGTTTTTATCTAAAGTATTCTGTTACTAGAATTATAGAATGAAATATTCTTCAATTAAGTACAGAATATTCATTCTTTAGGATTGTCCAAGTTTCTTTCCAATTTTGGACCCAATGATTTACGCCTTGGTAATTTTTAGATAAAGCAGTTGACAAAGGATAATCGTTGCCACCTTCGTCCATTCTATCACCAAAGAAAACAATAAAATCGCTGTTGTCAAAATCTTGTAGTATTTGACTTTTGTCTGCGCCTCGAGGCGCAATATCTATGCCTGTTTCCCCGCCAGGCCTTGCTTCTAAATCAGTAAAGATTAAATTAAAATTATGTGCAATATAATCACGTTCGTCGTGTGTTAGGTCCCATTGTATATAAAGTCTACGTTCAGCTAGCCTAGCATTTCGGCCCACCACACTAAAATTTACCATTCCTGGACGATTTTCAAAGTGTAGTCCTGTTCTCAGTGGAAATTTACTGGCGGAAAGTTGGTCATCTAACCATTGGTATGCTGCCGGAGGAAGAGTCCAATCGGTAGTTCTTATTTTCCTATCACAATGATAAACGTCGTTACCGGCACAGTTGTACACACGTTTGCAGGTGCAATAAATGTATTCGCCCAATTGTTCTATAGTTTTAGAACGATCGCTGCCTGTGACTAGATATACATGATTGTGTTCACAGAATTTGCTAAACCACACAGCAAATTCTTTATCTATTTTTTCTCTACTCGGAGTAAGTGTACCGTCTACATCAAATATAAATTTATACATATAATTTTTAATTCTTGTCCTTTTCAGCAATTAAACGATTAATTTGCTTCGTTAATTCTTCAATTTTGCTCTCAAGATCGTAAACTTGATTTTGCAATTCTTGAAGTTCCCAGCGATCTACTTTGTCTTCCAAATCACTCATTGATGATAAACCTTATTCCATGACTATAGTCTGCATAATTGTCTCCGTGGATCCAACTCACCGGCTGTATGGGATTGCCCATTATGGTGTGCCAGCCGTAGATACTGCCGTCCGCCAGGACATCCTTTTTGTGCCCTGCAATAATATTGCAGCTTTGGTATTCACTGTGAAACAATTGTTCTTCGATCAAACTGTGATGCCTCAGTGCATAATCGGGTGTGGTCATAGCTGCTGTTGGTGGCATGGTTATTGGCTCTAATCTGCAATCGGCTGCTGCCCATATAGCATCAACCAGTTCTCTTGTGGGTAGACTCCAACCGTTCTCTGCTGCAACAGCACGTGCTTGATTCACTGTCAGTGGAGTTCTAACACCATCTACGGTGTAATAGTCTCGCATCACGCATACTGCTGCATCGTTGACAGTGATGCTGGCAAACAGGTGCGGACAGGCCGGTGCTAGATCTGGCATCTCCGATATCTGCTGAATTACTCCGCAGCCGGAAAATGTCACTGTCACTAACAGTGTTGACAAAAGTACTGTTCGCAATATTTTACTCACGGTTTTGTTCAAATCAATGTCTTAGCGATTTTCCAGCAGCCAAACACACTCACTGATGTCTTCCGGTGTGTTGTACATGCGCTGACACTCTTCGTATGGGTGGCCATAGTTACCAAAAAGTACCCCTAGAACAAACGCTGCCGCAATAGGAATACCGTACTTGATGGCTCGTGTAAATCCGTCCTTAAAACCTTCCCAGAACATCTTAGACATTGTATCCTCTCATTAATTAGATTGTTACTGTAAAAACAGTAACATCATTGTAGTGTCTTGTCAAGATCTATTACTCATCAACTAAACAGGCTGTGAAATGTTGTATTGTGCTTGGTGCTTTCTAGATCATAATTTAGAACACCAATTAAGTTACCTAGTTTATTATCAATAATAGTTTCTGCCATTGCTGCATTGTCAAACGGCAATTCTTTAAACCATTCCGGTAAACGTAGTTCGTCTGTGGGATAACCAATCGAAGTATAACCAAGAAGATTAGGTTTTAATTTACAAACAATAGTTTTCATACCATCGACAATTTCTTGACTATATCTATCGCCATTGATACGTTTTAGTGTATTCCAGTTAATGGCTGCTCTTACATGTCCAGGCATGTTTGCCTTACCTTGTTTTTCTTCTAACTTCTGATAATGCCAGATTTTATTTGCACGCTTGGGAGTACCTTTTTCCCATGGCGGCATTTTAGTAAATTCATTGCGGAATTCTGTGATACGCGATAACACATCTTTTTCGTCGTAATCTTGAAGTACCATGAGAAGAATCTCCATTAAAAATTCTTGCATGTATACGGGAGTATCAGATCTGCGCAAATCAAGTCCCATAGCTTTTACTTTACCCGGCTTACCATCTATGTCTGTGCGAAAGCCTTCATTATCGATCACCAGTGCTGCATATCGTTTTTTCGTAATATACAAACCGCTTTGTGCAACAATCTCACGACCTGCTGCAATAACATCTGAACGTGTCTTTGGACAATGAAAAGCTCTTGCCATAAAGTCTGAGAATGTTGTATTCGCCTGCTCACATATCTGATCGTAAAGTTCAATACATTTTTCTTTCGACCATTCAAGTTTTCCTGATTTAACATCTTCTTCTATGATAGGCCATACACTAAAATAACAGCTATCTGTGTCACCGTAAATTATCGCCTTTCCTACATGATCATATTCACCAGTGATGGTTTTGTTGACCTCTGCACTCATATGTTTAACAATTTGTCTACCGGTAAGTGTAGTTGATTGTCCGATGCGTTTATCAAAGAATCTACAACCTGGGTTAAGAATAGCACCGTACAAACTGTTCAAGTTGATCTTTTTAACTAACTGTCTTTTATCCCAGTATTCAATTTCTGCTTCGTTGCCTGCATCCTTTGCTTTCTTAAGCATTTTCTGCATGTCTTTGCGTTCTGCATACCAACGCTTTAGGATACCTGGAATAACACCTTCGAATTCTGTTGTAAAGATTGTACCATTGGCACTGAGCATCCACGGCATATGACTATCGAAGATTAATTTATAAATTTCTGCACCTGACAGCACATCCGATCTTCCATCTTCCCAATCGATTGTAAGTGCAATGTCTTTGCGTTGATTCATAACTGCTTCGTATTCTTCTGTACCAAAACGTCCTTCCCAACTGGTTGCGAATGACTTTTTCTTCAATGTCGTATCTGCATGAATACGTGTGTCAGTTAATTCTTGTCTAATTTGTCCTACAATAGTTTCCGGAGCCATGTTTAAGGCACGAATTACACTTGGATAAAGTGAATTCAAGTCCATGCTTCCTACCCATTTGTGCAGTCCTTTTTTAGGAAATGCTACGTATGCTCCCGCTGCTTGTGTACTGCTGTCGCCACGTTTTGGGCGATTAGGTACCTGCAAACCTCTGTTGTGAGCTTCGTTAATAATGCCTTGTTCTGTAACAGCAA